GTTCACGAGGAATACGTACACCGTTTTCTTCTAAGACATCCGTATCAACGTAACCCCAAAACTCTAGGACTTCATAACGTTCAGGAGAGCCTGACTGTTGATCGTCATCCTCCATGTCGTGTTCCCAATACTTCTTATCGTAGGACTCACCTGTCTGGATAGCTTTATCAATAGATTCTTTCCTGAAGAAAGGACGTGACTTTAAGCCACGCATCTGAGAGCGTGTCATACGGTGGCGCTCAATGACGTACTCTGCCTCATCCATATTGTACGCATCAGGGTCAGGATAAAAGTTCCACACTGACACATGACTTGTGGATGGTACAGTCTTGATCGTAGGATCGTAGTCACCATCTTCATTCCAGTTAGGGTACTCTTTGTCAATAGCAAACGGACCCTTCATAATGCCTGTGCCAAACAATGCCATCTCAAAAGAAGTATGGCGAAGCTGTTTATTAGCTCCGCTTTCTTCTAACTGGTCATGTATTTTCTTTTCCATCTTCTTAGCTGCTATCATAGCAGGATGGAAAGTAACTGTATCTTGTGTAGTACCTGGACCTTCAATAACTTTATCACTTACAGCTTCAAGTTTCTTCTGTAGTGGACCCATACGTTTCATGCGGTCATACATTGTCTCGCCAGGTTTCAACTTCTCATCAGGGTCAAACAAGAACTTAACTTTAGGTTCTTCTTCAAAAGCCCCACGTAAAGGGTCCATAGCTTGTTCTGTCTGTGGGTTCATGCTGATATGCATAGACTCAGCTACACCCTCAGGTAAAGTTGTAGGATTTACTGTAAGTGGAAACCGTGAGCTACCAAAGAGTACATCTACGATTTGACCGTAAGCCGCCAACGTCTTAGTCTTAGTAACCTTGACAAAAACCCTAGATTTCTCAGTCTCAGTAAACTGTACATCACTTCCATATATACCCCTGTAGTTACGGTAAGCACGAAGCCACCTGTTTTCATCTGCGTATCTTGCATCTTCTGCACGATTGAAGCGTGACTCTACGTAAGACACTACGCTAGGCACATCCAAGTCATCCCCGTCTTGAATAACAGCTACATCATCTGTTTCAAACAGTTCGCCTTGTTCGTTTACAATATCTTCTTCTGCCATTTAACTAATATCCAAAGGTTGAGTCTGCAGCTTGAAAACCTGCATTATGTGTTCTAGGATTAAAATCCCATAAAGAACTTCTAGGTCTTGTCATTATACCGTATCTAATAGCATCGTACAAGTGATCTTCAGCATTGGTATCTACATCTTCTGGATTTCTTTTATCCAAAGGTATACCAGGTATCTGTGCTACGCAGTTCGTGCAAGTCGAAAAGAACACTAGCCTTGGCTCCTCAGTGTACTCATCAACTTGCAAGCGGCGGTGAAGCTCGTTTTTACCTGCCACCCTTGAGCCTCTTGAACGATCTGAAGGCCTCCACCTACATCCCTTTGCGTTCATTTGCTCTGCCAAGGAAGGGCCAGTGTCACCTCTCTTGTGCCACAGGGAGCTATCCAACACGCCGTACCTTATGCTACCATCATCCGCTTCAGCGTCAAGTACCATGTCAGCTAAGTCAGTAGCTGTAACCTTAGAGCAATACAACTCTCTATAAACTACAAGCTGTTCTGTTGGTGTAACTGCAAACCAAACAACGCCTGTAAAGCTACCGTAGCCGTAGTCGCAAGCTCTGAACTTAGTCCAACTCTTAGGTATCTGGTAAGGTTCTACTACGTGTATCTGTCTGTTAAACTCAGGGAACGCTGCTCCCTCATTTACATCCCAATTACCTTCTAGTAGTTGCTTACGTTGATGCTCTGGTAGTGACAAAAGCATAGCTTCGTAGTCACCACTTTCAGCTAAGTACGGATTATCGAAGAGGCTGGCGGGTATAAACCTTCGCTTGAACAGGGGTTGACCAGCTTTACTATGACCTGTTGGGAAGCGTAATACCTCACCAGACTCTATGTTCGTTGCCCAGAAAGCCGTGTTAGGTGGCGCTGGGTCAATGAACATCTTCTTAACCCAAGAATGTCCTATCCCACCTGGGTTTGTAGTAGCTCTCATGTACAAACCTAAGTCTTTGTTTGCACTACGTAGACGTGATCTCATATAGTCCCACGCAAAACTGGAAGACCACTGAGTGAGTTCGTCAAATGCTACGTAGTTAAACGCCTGACCTTGGTAGCGCATAACGTCTGTATCTCTGTCCAAGTACGACATCCAGAGTGTGCCGCCTCTTGGTGTAGTCCATTGCGACTTACGCTCAGACCACTTTATTCCCGGTATAGCTTTAGGGTATAACTCTTGGCTTTTCTGTATGAGTTCCCTAAGTTCTTCTGTTGTGTGTCGAACAAGTAGACCACTGAAGTCTGGATTGTTCATGTTACGTAAGGGGTCAGCTAGTGTAGCGTATGACTTACCACCACCTGCTGCTCCACCATATAAAACTTCACGTTCACTTGAAGCTAGGTACTGTGTCTGTGGACCAGGGTTAGGCCTAAAGACAATGTTCTGTACTTCTTCAACGTCATACTCAGGAGGCTTGACTGTGGCTGGCTTTGCAGCTTTCGTCGGTGTCGTCGTCTTCGTCGTAGGTGTAGGTTCCTGTGTAGTTTTTTTCGAGCGCTTCGATCTGTTGTAGCGTCTTCTGGAGCCTTCTGGCGTACTCACGTTTAATTGAAGTAAGGTGCTTTCTTTTTCTTTCGACATCTATACGTTTTCTCAAGCCATCGTGAGTTATCTCTCTGCCTGACTGTGTAGTCAACCAAGCTGCAACTTGGCGTAGACTATATTGCTTCAGGTGTTTCTTAGCTAACTCTAAAAGCTCTAACTCCTTTGGTATGGGGTTTAACCACTCGTCATCTTCAGGGTCTATCTCGTAACCAAACGGAACGTATCTACTTATTCTTGGGATGCGTAACCATACCTTTACCTTGTACGGTAATTTAGGTAACATCCAGTATTCGTTCTGAAGAGGTCTTTCTTTACGAATCCTCAGCATCATCAGCGTTCTTAGGTGGCAGTATGAACAAACCACCCGTTGATTCTACTGCTACCCTCTCCGTTTTAACTACACCTGCACGATCAAGTATCTGACCTGCAGCTAACATCTTTTCTTTAACACCTAGCTGGGTAGGATCGTCCAAAGCACTGGCATATGCAATTGCAGCCTTAGGACCAATCCTTGACATGTACGACTTAGTTGCCTCGAATATTTCATCCTTTAAAGCCTCCACTATTGTAGTAGTTGGTGAGTTATCACTATACCCAGCTAAACGTTTAGCGACAACTACATCACCACCAGCCTCTTCAAAGAGCACTGCCATGAAAGCCTGTTGTTTCTCTGTAAGTTGTCTTTTACTCATTTTACTTTCCGTTTCGTCATGTCCGTCTTGCAGGAGTGTAATACAAACGTGCAGATAGTGTAACATCAAAAGAAGCAGAACCACTATGTTTAAATACTAATACTTTATCACCTTCATGTAAAAACAAAGGACCACTTGCAATGTAATGTTCGTGAGAGTTTCCAGCTATAGATTCGTTTCCTACAAGAAACTGAAAAGTGCTGTCATCTGCATGAAATATTTGTATTGCTATGTTAGCAGTAGATGAACCTTCATTAGCTACCATAAGTAAAACTATTTCAGCTTCATGGCTGGCAGGACACGTAAATAAAGTATTAGCATTATTAGGACTACCAGAGGTACTAGCAGATGTAGCTGTTACGTCTAAAAAAGTTGATTCAGTCCTAAAGTTAATACCAGCCATGTTTGTTACTTTTTGCCTTGCGTTCCAGGAACAGATGCACCACAGTTAGCGTAAGTTTTACCACCCTTAGCGTAACCTTTCTTCTTCATCATACCACCCTTATTCATACCCATACCAGAAGTCATACCTCTAGCTGACATCATACCTTGGGGAGCACGGTTAGCTGATGGAGCGTAACGACTTTGCTCAGCTTCCATAGGTGTTGTAGGCCCACCCATAGCGTAACCTTTTTTCATCTTCATCTTTGTTCCTTTTTTCTTAGCTGCAGCTTTAGCCATAGCTATTCCCTTAGGTGTATAAGGGTACTCCTTTTTACCTACCATAGGCATGTAATATTCCTCCTTACGCTACCACAAAGTCTACTATCTGTCCCTGTGGTATTTTGTTTTGGTTATGGGGGTGGTACGCATAAATACTTTCGTACCTAAATGCATCTGCTTTTCTATCTACAGACTTATGTGTTTCTTCTATTATTCTTTTCTTTTCAGTAGGCGCTGGGTTGACTTTATCGAAAGGCATGAAGGGTAAAGGCAAGTAGCCTAACAATCCTAAGTCCACGTTCATTATGCAGAAGTTCCTGTCGTAACTTTAAAACAATAAGGTACAGCGTACAAGTTTCTAGAAGCTAGATCTTTCTGTACTGCAGATACTTCCTCATTACACGCAGACTCTTCATAGAATACTTTTTGTGTGTTTGCATAAACAATACACGAAACTGCTGCAGGGTTAGCACAAACAAGTATCATAGCAAGCCACATAGTTACTTCACCTTCCTGAAGGCTTTGGTCTTCTTTGCAATGCTCTTAGGTTGAGCCACAAACTGCTTACCTGCCTTAGTGCCTTGTCGTTTAGCTCTGGTTGTAGCGGCATACTCACTACTGCTAAGAGACTTAATAGCCGCAGCAGGTAGATACCGCTCACCAGTTTTAGCACTAGGCTTGCCACTCTTAGTACGCCACTTCTGTTTAGTCCACGCCTTTAGAGACTTCTGAGATTTAGCAAGCGGCATCTAAATAACCTTTAACGTCTTCTAGCTCTACGTAAAGCACCAGCTAGACCCCCACTTCTTTTACGTCTACGCATTGCTGCTGCACGAGAACCTGTAATAGCAGGGGCTTGTTGAGTAGGAGCTTTAACTGCGTTTTTACTACTAGTACCTGTGTTAGGAGGTGTTTTTTTAATAGGAGATAGTGTCTCTTTAACTCTTTTTGGTACACGTCCTCCATATGGACCACTTCTTGTTGGACTTGGCTTTTCTGTAATTCTTGGACCTCCACGTACAGGTCGTGATGGTAATGGTGTTGGTCCACGAGAGCCTCTTTGCCCTCTACGTGGGGTTCTCATTGCTGGTGTTCTCATTACTTATATCCTCCTCCTTTGGATTTATATTGTTTAGCTAACATCTGAGCTTTACGGGCTGACCACTGTCCGGGCTTACCACCCTTACCACCAGCTTTAATAGAGTTAAATAAACCCTTACGCATGGTAGGCTTAGTGTAGTTACCTGCTTGATTTACTTTACTCTTAGGTTTATTCATGTCGTTAAACTACCAGTTTCATTTTAAAGTCGAGTATTTGTGCCTTCTTTTGAAGGTATCTCTTTTTCTTTAACTTTTGTATTGGACGTTTGCGCTTGGGCAGCTTCTTACGCCGCACAACCGCTACATTACTCAACTATATCAAGACCCCTTTACCCACTTCTTGCTGGGCGACTTAGTTTTACTTGGTGACCACTTGGCCTTGTCAGCCCAATACGCTGCACTCATTGGACCCTTCGCTATGTTCTTACTGTGGCGTGACTTAAAAGCTTCACGTTGTCCTGCAGTCTGGTTCGTCTTTACACCTTGCTGTCCAAAACGTATAGTCTTTACCTGATCACCCTTCTTAGCGACTACAATGTGCGACTTTGTAGGGTGACCTGGGGTACGCTTGGGTTTGTTATACCCAGATACACCTGCACGTTTTAACCTTGGATCTTCTGCTCTAGCCATACTCTCGTACTCTGTCTGGGTCTAACACTTCGTGTGACTCTAAGTATCCCTCTAAGTACATAGCTCTCTCTACGTGATCTAAAGAGTACCACTCTCCAGTGCGATTGTACAAAGCCTCACGTACATAAAACACATCTGACTTGGGTATGTGTACTTTATGTAAAGCACGAGGGTTATTATCCGCTATAGCACTGTAAAAGTCTTCTATTACGGTTTCACTTGCATATAGTTGTACAGGTTTTTTACGCATTGTCAAGAGTTATTTGAAATAAAATACGTGTTATAGGGAGTTTGTACATATATAGGGTAGTGAGGAGGGAGATACAGGAGTGAGGTGACACTACATATACGTAGTTTACACCCTATAACACGATAGTAGTAACTTTATAGTTATACTTTTTGTAGTTACTGGTATTATAGTAGACTATTTTTAGTTACTTGTCAATAGTTATTTTATAAAAAAGGTATAGTTTTTTGTATGTTTAACTTTAAGTTTAACTATCCTAAGTCCAATATTCTATAGTTACTATATATATTAGTCTATTTATAATGTTTTAACTTTAAAGTTTAACTTAGGGCTGCTACTGCTACGCAGTTTTACACATATTTACGTGCTTGTCAATACATAATCGTACATTGTTACATAAAAAGTGAACATATTGTAACACTTTGTAACAAAACGTGATTAAGATTAACACAGGTGTGTGCTATATTTTGTTACTTTTTATTTCGTTTATATACGCAGGAAGTACTTGTAAGTTCCAGGGAACATGTAATCCACATATGTTTTCGCCTTTTAGAGGAACTATATGGTCAACGTGGTACTCTTCTCCAGTTACAGCCCTACAGTCACGCATATGAATGTACTTATCGTTTATCTCTTTAGCTTGCTCTCTGGTTAGCCACTTAGGTCTAGCTTCATGTGCTCTGCCTTGGCTTAGCCTCTTACGTTGTGCTCTAGAGGCTTTGACTTCTGGTTTAGCTTTGTAGGCCTTTACTATTTTTTTACCTTCAGAAGAAGCTCTATACTGTTTGTTTTTTGTATTTCCACATCTTTTACATATACTGTTTGTTGCCTTATAAGAACTTCCATCTTTTCGCTTTCTAGTTTTAACACTAAAGTACTGTATAGGTAACTCTTCATTACAGCTAGAGCATTTCTTACTAGTAATACTATTACGTTTAGCTTCTTGCTCTGCTCTAAGTTGAGGTATAAGCTCCATTGTTTTACGATAAGCTTCGTGCCAACGTTTTACGCCCTCTTCTGTGTAGCCTTCCATGTTTAACTCCTTAACATACTTTTGAGTTGTGCGTATAGTTATATACAAGTATACACTTTTTGTCAAGAGGGGAGTGGCACTTTATTGAAAAATCCCGTGTGTTGCATAGCATGTATATATAACGGTATACCCCCCAGGGGCAGCACGCCCTACCCACTCAACCTATAGGCGAAAATCGCTCCTTATAGTTGCGCTGCGCACGCCAACTCGCCTTAAAAGTGTAGGCTCATAGGTTTTTCTGTGGGTAAAGCATTGAAAACATTACATAAAACTACAGATAGGGTATCAGTAAAGGACAAAAAAAGCGTATTTTAGGGTGTAAAACTGACCAACCGGACGGTTAATCAATAGTGGATGCACATTATATACCTTAAAGCTCAACCCCAAGTTGAACCACAAAACCAGTACAACTTTAAGTATATCCCCCATGTCATGCTGCACGATATACCCCTAGAAATAAAAAAATGTTTTGTTTGTTTTCAATGTTTTAACATGTCAGAACAAAAAAAGTAGTTTAGTCATTAAACTATCTACTTGTGTTTTGGTTTTACTTGGTGCTTACTGAATGCATCGAAAGCGACAAGAAACAAAACGCAAGCAACGTAGGTTCTTCAAAGTGTTTCAGCGTCCTAAGCGATCAGCACTCTTGAAAGAGACTTGCAAACTTAGACTAAAAAGACTTGACTAACTAACGACTAACTGAAAGACTAAATGCAACACAACAAAGGATAACCAAAACGACATACAAAAGATTCGACATATACGTAGCAATAGCACATAGCCTAGCGCAAGAATAAAGCGTGAATGGAGCCTGGATTTCCAGTGCCTCCCGGCCTGACGATACGTCACGACAGCAACAAATGTGTTCGGC